GCTTCTAAACCAGAAGTAATTTCAGAAGTAAGCGATGCTGTAAAAAGAATGCAAAAATTAGCAGGAATTATAAAATAAATAAAAAAAAGACAAATTTTAATTATGGAAATTAATCAATTATTAGAAGGGTCTCAAAGTAACTTCAAAAACTTGCAAGCAGATGCTTCTCGTTTAGCGGACAAATGGACTCAATCAGGACTCTTAGAAGGATATACTAACGAGATCGAGAAAAACAACATGGCTATGATTCTTGAGAATCAAGCAAAACAGATTGTAACTGAAGGATCTTCAACTGGAACTGGATCATCATTCAGCGCTGCTGGAGGAGAACAGTGGGCAGGAGTAGCTTTACCATTAGTACGTAAGGTATTCGCTCAAATCGCAGCTAAAGACTTTGTATCTGTACAACCAATGAACTTACCTTCAGGACTTGTATTTTACTTAGACTTTAAATACGGAACAGCTAAAGACGGAGCAGCTGCAAATACGAATATGTACGGTAACGTATCTACTGCTAACGATAAAATGGAAGTTACTGACGAAGTATCAGGTGGACTATACGGAGCAGGTAGATTTGGATACTCAATCAATACAGTACCAGCAGATCCTGCAGCTGTAGCAGTAGCAGCAGCAGAATTAGTAGACATAAACTACGATGCAGAGTTAACATTAGCAAATTATGAGACAGTTACTATCGCTTTACCAGCAAATGCAGATAAAGAAGGAGTAAGAGCTTTCAGTCTTGCAGGAGCAGCAGTATTGCCTCAGTACACAAAAATTGAAGGAGCTAATGTAGTATTTGTACAAGCAGTAGCAGGTGGTCTAGCAAATGCAGCTAGTGTGGTACTAAATTACCACGTAGCACCAGCTGATAATGCAAGAGGAGACTTTGAAGATTCTAATCCATCAGCACCAATTGAAATCCCAGAAATCAACGTAGAACTTGCTTCTGAAGCAATTGTAGCTAAGACTAGAAAGTTAAAAGCACAATGGACACCAGAATTCTCTCAAGATCTTAACGCATACCACAGTATTGATGCTGAGGCTGAGTTAACTTCTTTATTAAGCGAGTACATCTCAATGGAGATTGACTTAGAGATCTTAGATATGTTAATTCAAGGAGCTGTAACTACTGAAAACTGGTCAGCTGTTAACAATAAGACTTGGGATGGATCAACTTGGTCAACAAGTAGTGCAGCTAGTTCTGATTTTTACAATACTCAAGGACAGTGGTTCCAAACATTAGGAACTAAAATCCAAAAAGTATCTAACAAAATTCACCAGAAAACGTTAAGAGGTGGAGCAAACTTCTTAGTATGTTCACCTTCTGTAGCAACAATCTTAGAATCAATTCCAGGATATGCTGCTAACACAGACGGAGACAAAATGGATTTTGCTTTTGGAGTACAAAAGGTAGGTTCATTAAACGGACGTTACAAAGTATATAAGAACCCTTATATGACTGAAAACACAATCCTAACAGGATACAGAGGTTCTCAGTTCTTAGAAACGGGTGCTGTTTATGCTCCTTACGTGCCATTAATGATGACACCTCTAGTATACGATCCATCTACCTTCACACCACGTAAAGGTATCATGACTCGTTATGCTAAGAAAATGATCAGACCAGAATTCTACGGAAAGATTTTCGTTAGCGATTTAGCTACTGTATAATCTGAATTAGATTTCAATTATATTAAGAGAGGCCTTCGGGCCTCTTTTTTTTGGTTATATAACAAATTTTTCCTATATTTATAGATAAGAACAATAACGTTATTATATATGCCTTCAAACCACCATACGGACGAAGTATTCGTTCCAAAGAGAAGACCAAAAAAACCAATCAAGTTTAACGTTCAGTTAAACGAAGAACAAAAAGTAGCAAAATCCAATATATTAGAATCCCCTATAACAGTCATCAGAGGAATGGCAGGGTCAGGTAAAACATTAGTAGCAACACAAGTAGCTTTAGATATGCTGTTTACCAAACAGGTAGAAAAGGTTATTATCACAAGGCCTACTGTGTCTAAAGAAGACATAGGATTTTTACCAGGAGATATAAAAGAAAAGATGGACCCTTGGTTAGCACCAATTTATCATAATCTTAATATGCTCTACAATAAAGAAAAAATACAAAAACTACTCGATGAGGAAACAATAGAGATAGTACCTTTTGCATTTCTTCGAGGTAGAACATTTGTAAATTCTTTTGTTATAGTAGATGAAGCACAGAATGTTACACACTCCCAAATGGAGACAGTAATAGGACGTCTGGGGAAAGGTTCTAAGATGGTAATTTGTGGTGATATGGCTCAAATTGACTTAAAAGATAAGAGAGAAACAGGCTTTTCCTTCTTAGCTAGAATAGAAGAGCAAGTAGAAGGCTTTAAAACAGCTTCTCTAGAATACAATCACAGACATCAAATAGTTGCACCAGTATTAGAGGTATATAAAACCTTCAGGGATTAACAGCTATTTATAAATAAACTATTCCAAGATGCCTAAATATGCAAATTTTACATACTTTATTAGAGAGAGAGTAAAACTCGAAGGAGTTGAACGAGGAACTAACGTAGAAATTAGAATTCCTAGTATAAGCTTCGCTGATAATAGAGTAATGAACATACCTTCTGGTTCAGTAACAGAAGTAATGAACGTCGATAACCTACCTGGAGCAGGTCAATTTGTTTCTTCTAGTATTAAATATGCTAGAATTACTAACCTATCCGATGAGAATGTTGACTTACACATTTCAGGCTCTTCATCAGAACAGCACTACTTACTTAGCCCTAGCGGAAGCTTTATGTTTAGCTCAGAGTACGTAAATGAGACATTTAACGACTTTGAATACGGAGATCTTAGATCAATCAAAGCACAATCGATTCATGAATCAGGGTCTAGTATAAGTTACTTTATAGCGTTAACATCAGAAGACTAATATATTATGGCAGATATTCAAATTTGGGACGGTACTACTAACTTTATTGCAGGTGATGCTACTCCTTTCGGATTTTACGACGATGACCTAGCATTTCAAGAAGATGCTCCTAAGGTTGCAAGATACTGTGCTGAAAAATTAGGATGGCCTGTACTGGATATAGAGTTAAATGAGAGACAGTTTTATACTGCCTTTGAAGAAGCAGTAACTGCATACGGAAAAGAAGTAATTGAATCTATAGCATCATCTACTATGTCAAGCACTATAGGAGGTTCAGCAAGTGGAACAGCAGTTAATGCTACTATCTTTAAACCAAGCTTACAGAGCGTAATAAGAGCAAGTGCTCAATACGGAATGGAAGCAGGAGTCGGAGGAGATGTAGATTTAAAAAGCAATCTAATAGATTTAATAGGAGGACAACAAGAATATGACTTAGAAACACTCATTGGAGACGGAAGTATAGAAATTCGTAAAGTGTTTTACGAAGCACCTCCTGCAATACTAAGGTATTTTGATCCTTATGCAGGAACAGGAACAGGTATACAGTCTCTTATGGATGCATTTGACTTTGGATCATACTCTCCAGGAGTAAATTTCCTACTTATGCCTGCATCCTACGATGTTTTAAAGACTCAAGCTATAGAATTTAATGATCAGATAAGAAAATCAGCTTATACCTTTGAAATAAATAATAATAAGCTTAGAATATTCCCTACCCCAAAAGGAGAAGGTAAATTAAAGATACAGTACTACAAGATATCAGATAAAACTAGTGCGTACGTAGATGACTCGATTCTTGTAGAAGCAGGAGCCGAATCAAGCGGAGGAGTTTCAGGAACAGGTGGAGGAACATCTTCTTCAGGTGTAACAACAAACATCTCAAACGTAAACGCACAAAACCTAGTCTATTCTGAAATTAACTCAATAGGAAGACAGTGGATTTTTAAATATACAGTAGCAACATGTAAAGAAATGCTTGCTTACATAAGAGGAAAGTACCAAACAGTACCAGTACCTGGAGCAGAGGTAACTATGAATGCTGCAGACCTATTAGCTGACGCTAGGGAAGAAAAAGTCTTCTTAGTAGAGGATTTAAAAGCAACTATGCAATCTGCTTCTCTAACTAACCAGTTAGAACTTGCTGCAACACAGACAAAGTTTATAAATGACACAATGCAAGGAGTACCGATGCATATATACGTAGGATAATGAAAATAAAAGATCTAATATCAGAAATACAATTCTCAGTCTATCAAGCGATGGTGAGAATAGGACATAGCGAGGAAGTTACAGTTCAAGATATCGGTGAGATGTTGAGAGCTATGCCAGGAGTATTGACAGTAGGACAGGTTTCTCATAATGGGGATAATAATACAGCTATTATGAAAGTTAAGTTACTAACAACAAAACCAGCAAGTGAAGCATTTGCTTCTTTTAAGACTACATCTTTAGAAAGAATTCCTGAAGTAAAAAAAGTAGAAGTAGCTGAAAAAACAATAGAAAAGAAAAAATAAAATATGCTATTCGGTAGTCAAAAAGATTTTAATGTACTTTCAACTCACATTAGTAGAGAGATACTAAAAGATATAGTAGAACAAGAAATTGGATACTATAAATTATCATTGACCGATACTCAAGCTAACCTATACGGAGAAGCTTTAGATAAGATATATCTCAACCCAGTTAAATTAAATTGTTTAATTACAAGAGGTGACCAAGTAGTTAATGTAGATGAATTTGGACCTGATTTAGGCAGAGAAGCTTCTTTTGCTTTTACTAGACAGGATTTAGTTGATGCCGATACCGTACCTGAAGTAGGTGATATAGTAATGTGGCATGAAGATTATTACGAAGTTGATACAGTTAGAGAGAACCAGTTATTTGCTGGTAGAGACAGTAGTTACAACTTAACAAACCACGGCAGTAGATTCGGTTCTTCCGTATCTATTATAGTAGACTGTCATTTAACAAGAACAGATAAAGTAGGAATCACAAGAGCAAGATAATAAATGGCTAAGAAGACTAAAATACTACCGAAAAGACAGTCTCAATTGTCACAATCTGCAATTGATACCTATAACAATGCACAAAAAGCTACTACACCGGATGTAATACGTAGCAATAGAGGGTACCATCGCTCAGTTAAGAATGATGATGTTAAGCAATTCAACATTGGACTTAGAGATATTGACGAAACTATTGTGTACTACTTCAACAATGTGATAAAACCATCAGTTCTACAGAACAGTAAGAGAATAAACGTACCAGTAATGTATGGTTCACCAGAAAGATGGGCAGCAGTACAGAAAGATGGCTTCTATAGAGATAAAAACGGTAAGATACAAACACCTCTTATAATGTTTAAGAGAGATTCTATTGAAAAAAATAGAACATTAGGCAATAAAATGGATGCTAACAATCCAAACAATTTTGCTATATTTCAAAAGGGCTATTCTAAGAAGAATGTATACGATAAGTTTTCAACACTTAATAATAGAGAGCCAGTTAAAGAACTGTACGGTGTAATCATACCAGATTACGTTAATATTACCTATTCTTGCGTTATATTTACTGAATACGTGGAACAAATGAATAAAATAGTCGAATCAATAAACTTTGCATCAGATGCATACTGGGGAGACCCGGAAAGGTTTAATTTTAGAGCTATGATAGATTCATATACCACTACAACAGAGGTGAATCAAGGGCAAGACAGGACTGTAAAAACTAATTTTGAAATTAAAATGATGGGACATATAGTACCAGACAGTATTAATACATCGATAGCTAATATGAATAAGTTCTACAGCAAATCGTCTATTAAGTTTGGACTAGAAACAGCAGGAAGTGAAGAAGTTCTTCAAGGAAAAGCCGATTCACCTGCTTCATCAGGAACAAAAGGAAGATTCTACGACAATTTAACAGGTAAGTCA